CTTCGGCCCGGCGCCGAGCCCGACGCCTTCGCCCGCCCCCTCGCCGCCGGGGCCCATCCCCACGCCCGAGCCGCTGCCGGTCGCCCCGAAGGGCCCCGGAAGGGCTGTCGTCACACTGGTCTACGACCCGGCGACGGAGACGATCGCCCAGGCCAAGATGCGGGCCGACCTCGCGACCGACGGGGTCCTGGCCGGCCTCAACGCCCGGTTCCGCGCCTACGGGGTCGGCGACCCGGCCGTCGACCGGCTGAACATCCGGAACTCCCTGAAAGCCCTGCCTTGCGTCCTGGTGCAGTGGCTCCCGGACGGCAAGGACGAGGCCCCGATCTACGCGACTCTTCCGGCGGCGAGCGATAAGGCGGCGGTCGTCGAGGCGGCGCGAAAGGCGGGCAAGTGAGCGACCGGATCGACCCGAGCATCCTGAACCTCCAGCCGTCCGACCCGGCCAAGGTCGCGCGGCGGGTCCGGTCGGCCGCGCCCCCGGTCAGGCCGTCGAGCGAGATCCCCGACTTCGTCGCGTGGCCGCCCTCGGTCGCCCTCAAATACCAAGGGTCCATCGGCGCCTGCAATGGCCACGCGGCGGCGACCGGGCTGGAGTTTGCTCGGATCATGCAGGGAATGACCCACGTCCCCCTCTCGGCGTGGTGGGTGTACGGGATGCTGGTCCGGGGCCGGGACGTCGGCTCCAACATCATGGACGCCCTGGCGCTGTGCGAGGACGTCGGCGTCGCGACCGAGGCGTCGGTCCGCTACGGCGACTACTCGGGCCGCTACCCGACGACCGCCCGCGACGATGCCGCACGATACCGAGTCGACGTCGGGTTCGCCCTCGGCCAGGATTGGGGGGCCATCCTCACCGCCGTCGCCATGCTGCGGCCGATCAACCTGTCGGTGTGCGCCAACCAAGGCTGGCTCGTCAACAACGGCTCGCTCGACGCCTACGGCTGCCCCCCGGTGGGACGCGGGCCGGCCAACCATGCGGTGCTCGTCGGCGGCGGGATCAAGACGCTGCCCAACGGCGAGCGCGCCATCCTCATGACCAACTCGTGGGACGAGGGGTGGGGCATCCGGGGCCGTTGCTGGCTGACCCGCGCCCACATCGAGTCCGCGACGTGGTGCGAAGCCTACACGATCGGCGCCGCCGCGTCGGACCCGCAGGACATCGGATACGCCGTCGCCTGACCCGCAGGGGAGCCCATCCCGTGAGCCAGTACGCCTTCCCCGCCACGCTGCCCGCGGCCGAGTTCCAGGAGATCGCGGTCGCGGCCGCCGGCGGCAACTTCTATGACAAGGGCCTGCTGCTCCCCGCCTGGGTGGTGCAGGGCTACGTCGAGGGCAAGGTCGCCGGGCTGGGCAGTCGGCTCGTCGGCGACGCGCCCGCCGCGATGATCTCCGACGCTGACCTGGCCGGCTACCTGATGGACGCGACCAAGCATCGGGTCGGCGGCCTGTCTGATGCGGCTCTCGCCATGTTGCCGTGGCGGTCGATCGCCCTGGCGTTGGCCAAGTTCGTCGTCAAAGTCCTGGAATCCTGAGTCTCAGTCAAGGGGCGATGCCGCCCATGTCAATCGACACGCCGCTGCCGGCCAGGATCGCGCCGAAGCTCCCCGTCGACGTCGACCCCGAATTGGACGCCAGCATGATGCACGACCCGGGGTTGATCGAGATGCCGCACCGCTTGCTCAACCTGTTCCCCTATCCCAAGACGTTCGCGCTCGGGCTGTTCAGCGGCGGATCGTCGCTGTTGGCCGCGGCCATGGACGAGCGGGCCATCGCCATCGCCATGTCACTCATGGCGTTCGGGGCGGTCGTCGCGCAGCCGGCCATGCGGGCCTACGACAAGTACCGCGAGCGCAAGCGGGAGGCCGACGCGCTGGACCGCCAGGCGGTCACGGACGAGTATCTGGTCGTGGTGCGATCCAACGACGAGCGTGGTCGCGAGATCGAAACCCTGAAGCAGATGGTCGCGAGGCTGGAGGCCCAGAACACCGACCAGCAGAAGCAGATCGACAAGTTCCGCAAGGGCGCCGGCAAGGCGGTCAAGCAGCTCAATGAGAAGGTCAAAGAGAACGCCGACCGCATCGCCACCGTCGAGGCCCAACAGGGCAGCACGAGCAACCTCGAACTCCCCGCGACCCCCGTGGACGTGAAGTGATGGACGGCAAGACGATCGAGCCGACCGCCCCGCCGCCGGCCCTGCCTCCCGATCTGGAGGCGGTGGTCGTGAAGGACGCGTTGTGGCGAGCGGACGGCAACCAGGCCGAGAGGTACGTGAAGGCGGCCCAGGCGATCAAGGCGTTTCGCGCGGAGATGGCCAAGTAACCATGGGCGAGATCATCGGCTGGCTCACTATCGCCGCGTGCGTCGTCGGCGTGGCCTACATGGCGATGGACGCGCTGTCCGACAGCCTCATGGTGACGACGATCCTCACCGGGGGGCGTGATCCGGGCGAGTCGCTGGGTGCGGTCGGGTGCGGTGTGCTGGTCGTCGGGGTGATCGCCGCGATCGTCGCCGCCGCGGTGCTTTGGTGAGACAATGGTCCGCCTGGCGCGCCGGTCCTTCTCGGCGTAAGATAGACTCACGCGGTGGGGGCGTCAGGGCCCATGCATAGCTTCCCAGGCTGTGCCTCGCTGGTTCGACCCCAGCCCATCGCTCTCAGGCGGAAGGTCGGTATCTTAGGCGGGCAAAAACTCGTCTGAATGGGGTTCAACTCCCCAGCCTTAAGCTCCTTGCCCTCGTCGTCTAGACGCCCAGGATGGCCGCGTAGGCGGTCGACGCAGGAGTGGCGACCTGCCGAGGACAAGGCGCGAACCAATTCCATTCACGCGACGGCCACTGGAGCCGAATCGATGACCCACGGCAGCCGCGTCTGCCTGCGGAGCGAGCCCGAGCGGACTGGTGACGTCTACGCCACGGCCTTCGACGCGACCCAGGACCCGCCCGCCGTCATCGCCCACGTCGCGTGGGACGACGGACGGGTTTCGATCGTCAGGGCCGACGACCTGCGACACCTCGATCCAGTGTGGCTCGGCGGGCTCGGCGACGGGCCGTTCCAGGTGGTCAAGGGAGACGGGCGATGAACAAGCCGTGCCTTCGCTGCGGACAGCCGGTCAGCATCACGGCCATCGCTTGCCCGCACTGCCGCAAGCGGGAGGAAGAGGACAGCCGCCGCCGGCTAGAGGAGATGCAGCGGCAGGCGAACGACTCGGCGATGAACACCGCCCTGACGCTGGCGATCGTGCCCCTCCTTTTCGATCTCTGACGCAACCACGCGGTGGGCCCCGTCGGAGGGGCGGGCGCTGCTCGGCAGGCGGCGCCATGTCGGTTCGACCCCGGCCCATCGCATCGGCCGAACTGGTAAGCGACGCTTACAGGTTCGACTCCCCAGCCTGAATTACCTGGCACGATCAACGACAACCCGGGAGCGACCATGTACGGCGAGACCACGGCCAGGCGGCTTGAGATGACGACCATGGGCACCGACGGCCCGACGCCGCTGGGCCAGGACGTCGAGATCCTGGGCAAGCTGATCGCCGAACTCGGCGAGCGGGTCAAGATGCTCGGTGACAAACTGGCCCCCGTCCTCCCGCCCGAGCCTCCCGGTTGCGGCGGACTCCAGGCGGCCGGAGAGATCGCCCAGCCCCAGCGATGCCCGTTGTCGCATCAACTCCGTCGCCTGATGGACGACGTCGGCGGGGCGAGCGGCCGGCTCGACGAACTGTCCCGACGGATCTGCCTCTGATCGATCAACACGGGGGTAGCTCAGTCGGGAGAGCGTCGGATTCCAAATCCGATGGTCGGGGGTTCGAATCCCTCCCCTCGTGCTCGTCATGGTAGCTCAGTTGGCTAGAGCTTTAGGTCGCGGGTTCGAATCCCGCCCATGACGCTCCCTGGCACGATCAGCGGAGAGTGCGGCACCAGGGGCCGGTAGTCGCTTCCCGGTACAACCTCCGCCGTGTTCCTCCTGAGCCGCCCCGGTCGTCGATCAAGCCCTCTCGGGGGCCGGGGCGGTCTTCCAACCCGTAGGGTCGACCGATGAGCCGCGAAGACCTGGACCGCTATGACGAACTAGCCGCCAGGCTCGATCGGCTGGCCGAGGCCGGCAAGGGGAGCGGCCCCGAAGCCGACGCCCTCCGCGACGACATGGACGGGCCGTGGGAGCGGATGACGGACGACGATCGCGAGGCGACCAAGCCGCCCGACCACCTGGGATGCTTCAAGGCCCTGACGCTCCGCATTCACCAGCTCGACCGCGAGGGCAAGGGCGAGACGCCGGAAGCCGACGCGCTCCGCGAGGAGTCCGACGGACCCTGGCGGGCCATGACCAAGGCCGAGCGGGAAGAGGCGGCACGGTACAGCGGCGACCTGGACGCGGGCATCGAACCGACAGCGTGAGAGCCATGCAGGAAGAGACCGTACAGACCAAGGCGGGGCGGCCGACCGACTACACGGTCGAACTCGGCGACTCGATCTGCGTGAAGCTGGCCGAGGGCAAGAGCCTGTCCTCGATCTGCGCCGAAGACGGCATGCCCGCACGCTCGACCGTCCTGCTCTGGGTGGTGAAGGGCGAGAGGGGCGACGAGACCTACGTCGGGTTTTCGGACAGTTACATGCGTGCACGCCAATCCCAGGCCCACGCGCTGATGGACGACGTGCTCGACATCGCCGACGACTCCAGCCGCGACGTGAAGATCGTCCGGGGCCAAGAGGTGATGAACACGGAGTTCGTGGCCCGGTCCCGGCTGAGGGTCGACGCGAGGTTCAAGCTGGCGGCCCAGCAGCACCCGGAGCTGTATGGCGAGCGGGTCAAGCAGGAGATCACCGGGAGGAACGGCGAGCCGCTGGCGTCCCCCGCCTTCCGCGTCGAGTTCGTGAATGCCCCGAAGCGCGACGACGACGATACCGGTCCAACTGCCGGATAAGCTGCGGCCGGTCTTCGAGGGGCCGGCGCGGTATCGCGGGGCCTACGGCGGCCGTGGCAGCGCCAAGAGCCGTTCGTTCGCGGCGATGCTGCTGATCGACGGGTTGCGGGAGCCGGGGCCGATCCTCTGCGCCCGGGAACTCCAGATCAGCCTCAAGGACAGCGTTCACGCCGAGCTTTGCGGGCTGGTCGACGACCTTGGGCTCCAGGACTACTACGAGTACGGCCGCGAGTTCCTGAGGACCAGGCCGGGCTACTTCCCCGGCGGCGCGGCCACCGAGTTCGTTTACTCCGGCCTCCGCTACAACACGCAGGGGATCAAGTCCAAGAGCCGATTCCGTCGGTGCTGGGTCGAGGAGGCCGAGTACGTCAGCGAGCAGAGCTGGAAGGATCTCGTCCCGACGATCCGCCTGCCGGGCTCGGAAATCTGGCTGACCTGGAACCCCGAGGTCAAGGGGAGCGCGACCGACAAGCGGTTCATCGAGAGCCCGCCCGCCGACGCCCGCATCGTCGAGATGAACTGGCGGGACAACCCGTGGTTCCCGGCGGTCCTCGAAGCCGAACGCCTCAACGACCTCCGCCGCGACCCCGACGCCTACCACCACGTCTGGGAGGGGAAGTACGCCACCCACAGCGACGCTCAGGTGATGCACGGCAAGTGGGGCGTCGCCGAGTTCGAGCCCAACGTCGACCCGAAGCGAGGCCCGGTCTGGGACGGCCCCTACGACGGGGCGGATTGGGGCTTCGCCGTCGACCCGACCGTCCGCGTCCGCTGCTGGATCTTCGGGTCGAACCTCTGGGTCGAGCGCGAAGCCTACGGCGCCCACGTCGAACTGATGGATATCCCGGCCCTGTTCGACCGCTTCCCCGACTCGCGCAAGACCCGCATCCGGGCCGACTCCGCCCGCCCCGAGACGATCAGCCACCTGAGGAACCAGGGCTACAGCATCGAGGCCGCCGCCAAGTGGTCGGGGTCCGTCGAGGACGGCATCGCCCACCTCCGCGGGGCCTACGACCGCATCGTCGTGCATCCCCGCTGCGTCCGCACCGCCGAGGAAATGCGGCTGTACTCGTACAAGGTCGATCGCCGCACCGGCAACGTGCTGCCCGACGTGGTCGACAAGCACAACCACGTGATCGACGCGATCCGCTACGCCCTCCAGCCGCTAATCAAGAGGGCCGGCGGGATGACGGTCAAGCCGCTCCGAGTCTGACGAGACGATGCCAGAACCCGACGTCACAAAGAACGACCCGTCCGTCCAGTCCGCGGCCGTGATCGACATGGGTCGACATTGGCCGCTGATCTCGGCCCTGATGGGCGGCACGAGCGCGATGCGCGACGCCGGGGAGACGTACCTTCCCAGGTGGCCGGCCGAGGAGTGCGACTCCTACGAATGCCGGCGCAAGTCGGCCGTCCTCTTCCCCGCCTACTCCAGGACCGTCGTCGTCCTCACCGGGAAGCCGTTCAGCAAGCCGATCACCATCGGGGACGACGTCCCGCCCGCCGTCCGGGAACTGCTCGACGACGTCGACCGCGAGGGGCGGAACCTGGATGCGTTCGCGGCGGCGGTTTTCGCCGACGCGCTCACCTACGGGATCAGCGGCATCCTCGTCGACTACCCGCCGTCGAAGGGCGCCCGCACCGTCAAGGACGAGCGGGATGCCAAGCTCAGGCCTTACCTCGTCCACGTCCGGCACGACGCCATCCTGGGCTGGAAGACCGAACGGCGGGACGGCGAGACCAAGCTCTCGCAGCTCCGGCTGCTGGAGAAGGTGGAGGTCGACGACGGCCCGTACCGCACCAAGGTCGTCGACCAAGTCCGGGTCCTGACGCCAGGCCGCTGGGAGATCCACCGCAAGGTCAAGGATGACGCCGGCCGCGAGGCGTGGGCGGTCATCGACGAAGGGGATACGACCGTCGGCGGCGAGCGGCTCAAGGACATCCCGTTCGCCCCGGTCTACGGGTATCGGGTCGACTACATGGTCGGCCGTCCTCCGATGCTCGACCTCGCCTACCTCAACGTCAAGCACTGGCAGAGCAGCAGCGACCAGCAGACCATCCTGCACGCCGCCCGCGTCCCGATCCTGGTCGTCACCGGCGCCGACGACAAGGAAGACGTCGTCATCGGCGTCGGGACGGCGATCAAGCTCCAGAACCCGGCCGCCAAGGTCGCGTGGTGCGAGCACACCGGCGCGGCCATCGAGGCGGGACGCGTCTCCCTCCTCGACGACGAGGATCGGATGCGGCAGACGGGCGCCGAGCTGCTGGTCATCAAGCCCGGCAACACGACGGTCGTCCAGACGCGCAGCGACAACGAACCGGCCATGTGCGACCTCCAGCGGATCACGCTGGCGACCCAGGACGGCTTCAACCTCGCCCTCTACTACTTGGCCAGGTTCCTCCGTCTCGACAAGGGCGGCCACGTCAGCGTCTACAGCGACTTCGGCGTCTCGAACCTCTCCGAGGCGTCCGCCCAACTCGTGGTCGACCTGGAGGGCGCCGGCATGCTGACCAAGTCCACCACCCTCCACGAGATGCAGCGGCGCGGCCACCTCAGCGCCGACGTGGATGTGGCCGAGGAGATCAAGGCGGCCGAGGCCGAGAAACAGGCCGCCGTGAAGGCCGCTCAGCAGGCGATGGCGAAGGCGAAGGCCGACGCCCAGACGACGGATGCCGCCAAGGCGGAAGCCGACGGCGGAGCAACGGGGGCGGAAGCCCTCACCCCAACGCCGGTCGGATGACCGGGAAGGCTGAAGACCGATGCCGATGCAACTGAAGCTCGACGACGCCGGCCATGTGGTCGTCCAGGACGGCAAGCCCGTCTACGTCCACGAAGACGGCAAGGAAGTCCCGTTCGACGCGGCGGCGACGATCAAGGCGATCAACGACCGCGGGGCCGAGAACAAGGCCCACCGGGAGGCGAAGGAGCAGGCGCTGGCCAAGCTCCAGGCCTACGAGGGGATCGACCCCGAAGAGGCCCGCAAGGCGTTCGACCTGGTCCGCAACCTGGAGGACAAGAAGCTCATCGAGGCCGGCGAGGTCGAGCGGGTCAAGAAGGCCGCCGCCGACGCCTTCGAGGAACGGCTCAAGGCCGTCGAGAAGAAGTACAAGCCGGTCATCGAAGAGCGGGACGCGTACCGGGCGCAGCTCCATAACGAGCGGCTGACCACCGCCTTCGCCCGGTCGAAGTACATCGCCGAGAACCTGGCCATCCCCGTGGATATGGCGCAGGCGAGGTTCGGCAGCCATTTCACGGTCGACGACGACGGCAACATTCTTGCCCGAGGCTACGACGGCCAGGTCATCGACAGCCTCGAGAACCCGGGAAGCCCTGCCGGGTTCGACGAGGCCCTGCGATCCCTGGTCGGCAGGTATCAGCACCGCGACCACATCCTCAAGGGCACTGGAGCGTCCGGAAGCGGAGCCGGCGGTACCCGGATGGGAGCCGACGGCAAGCGGACCGTGAGCCGCGCCGCGTTTGACCGCATGGACCCCGCCGATCGCATGAAGACCGCGATCGCGGCGGGGAACGGCGAGGTCACCCTCGTCGACTGATCGGAGGACCCCGCTGGATGGCGGGTGACGCCAAAGCCTGTCTCCTCAACTTCCCGCCATCCGGCGGGGTTCCACCAAAGGACAGCATTCCATGGCTAGCAATACGCTGACCGGGCTGAGCCCGGCGATGTTCCACGGGCTCGACGTCGTGAGCCGCGAGATCACCGGTTTCACGGCGGCCGTGACGCTCAACGCGTCGGCCGAGCAGGCCGCCCTCAACGACCCGATCAAGATCCCCATCACGCCGTCGGTGACCTCGGTCACCAACACGCCCGGCGTCACGCCGCCCGACGTTTCCGGCCAGGCCATCAGCTACACCACGCTGACGATCACCAGGTCGGAGAGCGTGGTCATCCCGTGGAACGGCGAGCAGCAGAAGAGCGCCCGCAACGCCGGGTTCTACCGCGGCGTCCTGTCGAACCAGTTCCAGCAGGCGCTCCGCGAACTCGTCAGGATGGTCGAGGTCGACCTGTTCAACGCGGCCTACAAGTCCGCCTCTCGCGCCTACGGCACCCCGGGCACCACCCCGTTCGGGACGGCGGCCGACCTGGACGACTCCGCGGCGCTCGCCCAGATCCTGGACGACAACGGTGCGCCGCAGAGCGACCGTCACCTCGTCCTCGGCTCCGCCGCCGTGCGGAAGCTCCGCGGCAAGCAGACCTTGCTGCTCAAGGCCAACGAGAACGGGAGCAACGACTTCCGCCGGACCGGCATCATCTCCGACGAGGAGCTGTCCGGCTTCTGGCTGCACAACTCCAGCGCCGTCAAGCCGATCACCAAGGGCACCGGCGCCAGCTACGTCACGTCCGGCTCCACAGCGGCCGGCGTCAACACGATCGCGCTCGTCACCGGCACCGGCACGGTGAACGCGGGCGACGTCGTGGCGTTCGCCGCCGACAGCGCCAACAAGTACGTCGTGAACAGCGGCGTCGCGGCCCCCGGGACGATCACCATCGGCGCCCCCGGTGCCAGGATGACCATCCCCACGGCCAACGCCATGACGCTCGACGGCAACTACACGCCGAACGTGGGCTTCGTCCGTTCGGCCGTCCAGCTCGTCACCCGCGCCCCGGCCACGCCGACCGACGAGGACGGCCGACCGATGGACCAGGCCGACGACGTGATGCAGATCACCGACCCCATCTCGGGCATCACGTTCGAGGTGTGCGTCTACCGCCAGTTCAAGCAGATGGCCTACTACGTCGGCCTGGCCTGGGGCTGTGCGGCCATCAAGCCCGAGCACATCGCCATCCTCCAGGGTTGATCGCGGCTGAACACATCGGGCGGCGGCCTTCGGGCCGCCGTCCCGTTCACATAGAGGAGTACGAGCATGGCGAAGCACAAGGCCGCCGAAGACCTGGTCGAGATGCACAAGGACGGCGAGTTTCTGGAGGTCCACCCCACCGCCGTCCCAGCCCATCGCGACCAGGGGTGGGAACTGGCCGACGACGGCGACGGCTCCGTGGCCGCGGCCGTGGTGCGGCAGGCCGCCGACGTGGACGCCGTCCGGCTCCAGGTCGAGCAATCGCTCGCGGCGGTCGACTCGGTCCGCAAGGAACTCGCCGAGGCCCGCTCCGAGAACTCCGCACTCAAGGCCCGGCTCGCGGAGGCAGAGGCCGAGTCCCGCCGCCAGGGCGAGGCCCGCGAGAAGGCCGTCGCCGACGCCGTGAAGCGTGCGACGTCCGAGGACGACCCGAGGCTCGCGCAGACGAAGCGTGAGCGGGACGAGGCGGTCAAGATGGCCGCCGAACTCCAGGCGAAGCTCAAGGCCGCCACGGACGAACTCCAGTCGGTCAGGGCGAAGATCGAGGACGCCAAGGCCAAGGGCAAGTGACGCATGGCTCTCGCCACCTCAACCCCCGATCGGCTCCCCACGCCGACCCAGGCCGAGTTGGAGTCGCTGCTGTCCGAGTGGCAGCGGCGGCTCCGGCTCCAGGACTGGACGGTCAGGATCAAGTGCGTCCGCGTCCACGAGATGTCGCTCGCCGGGACGGACGGGACCTGCACATGGCAGTTGGAGACCAAGCGGGCGATCGTCGAGATCATCGACCCGATCGACTACCCGCCCAGTCGCTTCGGCTACGACCAGGACATCGAGAAGACGATCGTCCACGAACTGCTGCACCTGCACTTCGCCCCGTTCGCTACGCCGGACGGCGGCCCGTTCGACACCGCGCAGGAGCAGGCGATCGACCTGATCGCCGGGGCTCTAGTGGACGCGAGGCGGGATCTATCGCCGACCGACTGATTCGCATTTTGCGAATAGGCAAAAACATTCGTTCACTATAGCCCGACGCCCATGCCCACCTACTCCACCACCCCCGCCTACTGCACCGACGAGGACATCGCGGTGTACTCGCCGGGCGACGTCGCCATCCTGACGCCCGAGGCGGCCACGCTGGCGTCCGGGTCGGACGGCGTGTTCGCCGAGGACACCCCGTGGGTGCTGACGTCGGAGTCCGTCGACTTCGAGGCCCAGGGGGTCGCGGCGGGCATGCTCGTCGTGCTCAAGGGCGGGACGTCGGGCGCGTCCCAACTCATCCGCGGGTCGGGTGCCAACTTTGCCGTGTCGGCCGTCGCCGGCGGGTCGCTGACGCTCCGCCGCATCGGCTTCGCGGACGGCGTGGGCCAGGCCCCCGGGCCGCCCGCCGGCGCGACCGCGGTCGACTTCCGGGTCTGCTCCCTGGCGCCCCAGATCGCCCAGGCGAGCGACCAGCTCAACCGCCTCTACGGCATCGACGCCGCGAGCCTCTGCCACACGCCCGACGACCTACGGGACCTCAAAGACCTGGAACTGGCCACGGTGCTGACCGTGCTCATCAACCAGTACGGCATGGGCACGCGGACGGGCGACGGCGACTTCGCCGCGAAGCTCAAGACGCTCGAAACCCGGCTCGCCGCCGTCATGTCCCGCGTCCAGGTCCGCTGGAAGCCCGCCACCTGCTGCATCCCGCCCGCGGGCCCGTCCCGGGTGCGAATCCTCCGCGGCTGACCACCATCAACAGGATCACTCGAACCATGGACCTGTGCTATCCGCCGGTCTTCGCGGGGGCGTGCGCGCCGGACGACCCGGTGTTCCATCGGCCGAAGGGCTCGCCTTCCGCCCAAAGCGCGTCGTGGAACGCGATCGTCGCTGTCGACGAGTACGCGAACGTCGACGTCGACTGGTATCGCGAGAAGTTCGGCAAGGCCGAGGGCGAGCGGCGGTTCTTCGCACAGCACCGGCCGACCGACAGCCGCGTCGTCCGCCACAACATGCTGATGATCGGCGGAAGCTCGAACATCTGGCAGTACGCCATCGGCAACGGGACGACGACGTCCGGCCAGGCCCTGACGTACCTCAACGGCTCGAACGCCCACCTCTGCGTCGGCGACTCTTCGACGGCCGAGGCGCAGGACCAGACCGACCTCCAGGCGACGACGAACAAGGTCCGCCAGCTCGTCGACTCGGGCTACCCCTCGCACGCCACCGGCACGACCGGCCAGGCGATCACCGGGGCGACGAACGCGAGCCCGATCGTCGTGACCTGCACCAACAGCTACTCGGAAGGCGACTTCGTCTTCATCCAGGGCGTGGGCGGCAACACGGCGGCCAACGGCGTCTGGCGGGTGACGAGCGTCAGCGGCACCGGCTTCACGCTGGAGGGCTCGACGGGCAACGGCTCGTACACGTCCGGCGGCGTCGCCTCCAAGTCCCGCGTGCTTACGCTCCAGGCCACGTTCTCCCCCTCGACGGCCAACTTCGCGTGGAACGAGTGGGGGATCGCCAACGCCTCCAGCGGCCAGCGGTTGTTCAACCGCAAGGTCGCCTCTCTCGGCACCAAGACCTCCGCCGGCTCGTGGACCCTCCGCGCCGGGGTCGGCCTCGGCGACCGCGCCTGACCCGCGCCGCGAGATCACATCGGCGGGTCGTAATCGTCCCCTCGCCGGTCGGTCGACCGCCACGTCCAGGCTAGCCACGCCGCGAACGCAACCCATAGCGCAATCCCGATACAAACCTCGCTCGAATCCATCGTCAAGCACTCCATCGTGTCCGGCGGCGATCTTACGCCGTTCGGTACGAGGTTGCAATCATTCGGAGTAGATGATGCCCGGAGCGTCCCGCTACGTTCTCGGCCCGCGCGTCGGGCCCATGTACTTCGACCCCGCGCCGACCGCCCCGCCCGAGGAGTCGACGCACGGCGGCCGGCCGGACCGGACGGCGATCTCCGTCGCGGCCGACCTCGACTCGGCTACGCCGACCGTCACGTTGACGTTCGCCGAGCACGACGGCGAGGCCAACGAGCCCGCCGTGTGCCACGTCTACTTCCACCCAGCGCACGAGCCATTGCTCGTCAGCGCCGACGCGTGGCTGGCGTCATCCGTCCCGTCCGAGATCCACCGGGGCCCGTTCCCGACGTCGGGCCCATACGTCGTTGCGCTCCCCGGCCCCCTGCCGACTCACCTCGTCGTCCAGACCGTGTTCGAATTCGCGGAGTGACCCTCGATGCCGAATCCTACCAGCGGCCCGCCGTCGGGTGCGTTCGCCGAATGGCTGAGCACCGGCGGGACTGTCGGCGAGAAAATGCAGGCTGCGATCGTCCCGCTGGTCGACGGGCCGCTGCGGGACGTCGTCGGCAGCGTGATCGCCATCCCGTTCATCGGGTCGGTGCGTAACGGCCTGGCTCATCCGTCGGGCGTCCAGTCGGGGCTGTTCAGTGCGGGGTCGATCACCGCCCCGGCGCTTCGCGTCCGCCACGGAGACCCGGCCTACTACATCCCCGGCCGCGGCCTCGCGTCGACCGCCGTGCCGCGGACGTTCTTCGCGGTATTTAAGCCCCGCGCGGGCATACTCCCGGCGGCCCGGCTGACTCACGTCTTCGGCTGCAACGAGACCAACGCCACGACCGGCATCTGCTACAACACGACGACGGCCGGCGTGATCCAGCTCGTCGAGTGCTACGGCACCGGCAGCCAGGCGTCGACCGGGGTCACGCTGGCCAACGACAAGTGGTACGCCGTCGCGATCACCTACAACTCCGGGACGTCGCGGCTCGTCCAGGTCTACAACCTCACCGACCAGGCCTACGTGACCACCGAGGCGACGGGGGCCACCTACACCGGCCTCAACCCGTCGCACGGGACAGTCTCGGTCACGATCAACGCGTTCTGCGTCGGCAACTTCGACCTGGCGGCGGCGTGCCTGTACAACGGCACGATGGACCCGGCGACCAACGGCCATTTCGCCACGCTGGTCGCCGATCCCTGGGCCGCGATGCGCGGGACCTACGCCGGCGGCGGGACGATGACCGGAACGTCGATGGTCAGCTACGACCAGACGACGACCACCGTCTACTTCCACGCCAACCGCCCGGCCGCGGGGACGCCCGCCGGCTACCAGTACCGCCTGCACCGCTCGACGACGACGCCGAACTTCACGCCCTCGGGCGGGACGGCCCTCGGCTCGCTCCAGTCGTCGCCGCTGCTGTCCGACGCCACGCTCGCGGCCGGGACGACCGGCTTCTACAAGCTGGAGCAGACCGACGGGACGACGACGACGTACACGGCCGAGCCGCTGATGGCGAGGCTGTCCCGGGGGGATTTCGACTTCCTCCTGATCGGCGACAGCCGCGGCGGCTGGGGGCCGACGTTCGCCCAGATCCTGTACACGTCGGGATATCGCTCGCGCGAGGTCTCGATGAACCTCGGCGGGTCGTCCGTCTACAACTCCACCGCATCGACGAGCTGGCAGCCCAACACGACCCAGGACCCGACGAACGGGCAGTCCGGGACGACGCTCCTCGCCAACGCGCTCGCCGAGGCGGACCGCGCCGGCATCTCGGCGGCGAACGTCATGTTCGACCTGGGGACGAACGACGTGGGCCAGTCGACGTCGCTCGCCTCGTTCCAGACGTACGTCGGCCGGGTCTGGGCGCAACTGGGCGGGTTCGCGCGGGTCTTCATCACCGGCCCGTTCCAGAGGGCGGGCGGGTCCTCGCAGGCCCTCACGAAGTCCTACAACGACTGGCTGGCGACGCAGGCGAACGGGACGACGCGGTTCTACACCTCGCTCGTCAACGACGCGATCACGACTTACGGGCTGGACATGTTGTCGGGCGACGGCCTGCACCTCATCAGCGGGTTCCAACTCCCCGCCTACCAGGCGGGGCGATACGTACTCTCCGTACTGGAGCCGGCCGCCTACGCCTCGGCCGGGGACGTCCGGTCGGGCGTGGATCGCGGCGACGGGACGACAGGAACGCTGGTCGTGCCGTCCCTGGCGAACACCAAGGTCGGCGTGGCGGGCGACGGCGGCACCGGGACCTACGACGGGTCGGACCGCTGGACCGATCCGGGCGTCGCCAACGTGCGATCCGGAACCGCGTACAAGGCGGGCAGCACGAGCAACAACCGGACGGGCTCCCTGCCGGTCCCATCGCTCTCGGACGTCAAGACGGGCGTCGCCGGGGACGGCGGGACGGGCACTTACGACGGCTCCGATCGGTGGAGCGATCCCGGGGTCGCCAACGTCATCGGCCAGAGCTACAAGGCCAACTCGACCACCAGCAACCGCACTGGCACGGCGACGGTCCCGGCTGCCTCGCTGGTCCTTTCAGGGACGTCCTACGGCGTGGGCGGCAACGGGTCGACGGGCACCCGAACCGACGCGCCGGCGGACAAGGTGGAGGCCGGATACCAGTACGGAGCCGGCGGGACCGGGTTCACCGGGACGCTGGTGGCGGGCGGCGGCGCGACGGCCGAAGAGGTCGCGGCGGCGGTCTGGGCCTACGTTACGGCGGACTCCGAGCCGGCGGTCGACGCCCTGGCTTACGTCCGGGCCAAGGCCGCGGGCGACACCACCCGCAATGAGGACGGGACGTACAACTACCACCGCGCGGACGGCGAGGTGGCGTTCGTCTCCACCCTCGGGCCCAATTCGACCCGCACGAACTCGATCAACGGGGGTTGAGCGATGGCCCTGAGCTACGACCCGCCCGGATACGACCCGCCCGGATACGACCCCATGGGGTACGAGCCGGGCGACGGCGGGGGCGGGGTCCTCCCCGCCTGGGACTGGTACAGGCATCCGAACTACGCATCGACGACGGTCGAGGTTGATCGCGATCCGGGCGATGCGTCGCTCGTGCTCGCCGACGCCAGCCGGTTCGTCGTCGCCGACAGGCCGATCCGCGTCACGATCTTCGACACCCTCGGCGCGGCCGTCGGCATCTACCGCGTGACGGCCAAGGCCGGCGACACGCTGACGATCGCCGAGCCCATCGAGGGGACGGTCGACGACGAGATACCGGCCGGCTACACGGCGATGGGCGCCCTGACCGGCGGCGACATCCGAGACCTCCAGGACGCCTGGGACGCCATGAGGGCGGTCATCCTCGATCAAGACGACAGGATCGTCGCCCTGGAAACCGAAAACGCGGCCCTGACGGCGAGGGTCCTGGCGATCGAGACGTTCCTGGACCTCTGAGGCGACATCTCCTCTCATGGCCGACCTGACCATCTACGCCGTCGAAGCCCTGGGGGCCGCGGACGGCTCCGGCGGCGGGGTTGGGGGCGGCGGCGGGGGCGGATCGGGCGTCGTCCTCTTCGACGCCTTCACCGACACCGACGGGACGGCCCTCCAGTCGCATTCGCCGAGCGGCGGGGCCGGGTCGTGGTCGAAGCACCCGAGCTACCCGTCCGGGGCCCTCGCCGTCTCCGGCGGGCGGCTCCAGCGTGCCGACCTGACCCCGGCGGCGAGCCTGTACATCACCGACTCCGGCCACGCCGGGACGGACGTCCGCGCGACGTGGACGCAGGGCGACGACGACGTGACGCTCCTCGCCGACGCCCAGTGCGGCGTGGGGCTGCGGGTCGACCCGTCGGCCGACACCGGCTACTTCGCGGTCGCGTACAACGACGAGACGAGCGGCACGGCCAAGTGGATGATCCTGAAGCGGGTCGCGGGCGTCGAGACGACCCTCGCGTCGGGCGGGACCAAGGCGTGGATCGTGGCCCCGCCGGTCGCGATGGACTTCGCCGTCAGCGGCACAGGGCTGGTCCTCAAGATCAACGGGGCCACGGTCGCCACGGCGTCGGACTCCAGCATCACAGGGCCGGGCCGCTACGCCGTGCTCTTCAAGCCCGTCGGCGTCCCCGACGGCCCCGGCTCGTGGATCGACAGCCTCTCGATCGGAAGCCCGTCCGGCGGGTCCACCCCGCCCGTCCCGGGGCCCGAAGGCGTATCCGCGACGATCCGAGGCGTCGAGGCGATCGGGTCTGGCGAGTCGGCCGGGGCGGCCGCGGCGATCTCGGCCCGGGACGCGTTCGGCTGGTCCGAGTTCGCCCGGTTCTCCGCCGACGTGGCGGCCGTCGAGGCGTTCGTCGGGGCCGACGGCTTCCAGCTCGCGGCGACCCTGCCGCAGTCGGACGCGTGGGGTTGCTCCGAGGGCGACCCGGCCCGATCGACGCTGGTCCACGCGGTCGACGCCTGGGGGTTCGCGGGTCGGGCCTACGGGGCCGCCGTCGCCCCCGTCGTGTTCGACGTGAGGCCGTGGCCGTTCGGCTCGCCGCACCCGTTCGCCGGCCCTCCGCTCGTCGGCGAGCCCATCTTCGTCTACGCCTGCGAGTCGTGGGGCGGCTCGGAGTCGGCCGCGTCCGTCTCTGCGGCGATCTACGCCAAGGAGGCCGTCCGCTGGGCCGAACTGGCGTCGACCGCCGTCGGCGTCTGGGCCACGGAGTCCTGGCGTGCGGCGTCGGCGTGGACCGCCCGCGAAGTCGTCGCGACGGTCTACTACTCGATCTACGGCGGCGACGACGAGGGCGGGCCCGTCGACTACGGGACGGCCCTGGCGACCACGACCGACACGTTCTGGAGCACCGACCCTCTCGGCGTCCCCGGCGTCTACCGATTCGCCGTGCGGGCCGCGGCCGAACTCGGCGGGGAGGAGAAGAACCTCGACGCCGAGATCCTGATCCGGCTCGACGCGTCCGGGGTCGACGTCACCGCCATCCCCGGGCCGCCGACGGCGCTGGGCGCGATCTCGATCAAGGGCGGCGCGATCCGCGTCACCTGGGCGGCCCCGGCCGGCGGCTACGCCCCGGCGGGATACCGGGTCTACGCGGCCGTCGGGGGCCCGCTCTCCTACGCCTCGCCCGCCGCGACGACCCCCGCGGGCCCCACGCGGTCCGGGACCTACTCCGCGACGCTCTCCGGCCTGGTCGACGGGGCGACGTACCTCATCGGCGTGCGGGCCTACAACGACGCGGGCGAGGAACGCAACACGGTCGTCGTGGCCGCCGTCTCCGACGCCACGGGCCCGGCCCCCGTCGTCGACCTCGCGATCTCCACCGACCCCGAGGACTGGTGATGCCCGCGACCGCCGCCGAAGCCGACGTCCTCGCCGCCGCGAAACGGGCCCTGGACGCCACCAACGCGTTCGACAAGGTGTACCTCGGGGCGCTCCCCGACGTCCGGGGGCAGTCCTCGCGCGACCTCGCCGCGGCGGCGGTCCTGCCGCTCCAAGGCACGGCCGCCGGGCTCGCCGACCACTCGTCGTCGGGGCCGATGCTCTGCCGGATGACGTTCTCCCTGGTCGTCATGGCGCGGGCCGAGGGCGAGGAGGAGCGATACCGCGAGGCCGGGCGGCTCCTCTCGATCGCCGAGAACGCGATCAACGGCCGGGCCCTCGCCGACCTCACGCACCCCGCCACGACCCGCGTCTCCGCCTGGACCTGGGAGCGGGACTCCGCCCCCGAGCGGCGCGTCCGCGCCACCGTCTCGTGCGACTACCTCGTCCCGTCGTGGACGGGCTTCAACACCGACCGCTGACCAACGATAGGAGGCCCGTCCGATGGCCGCGACGAAGCTCCAGATGGGTTGGACCGCCGTGCAGCACGGCTCCACCACGATCACCAACGTCGACAACGTCCAGTTCTCGGTCGACGCGACGCTGACGCCCTACAGCGGCGACAACTCGCGATGGCCGACCGTCGTCGTGAACAGCATGAACGGCCTCTCGATCACGCTCACCGTGAGCGACGAGGCGGCCCTCCTCGGCATCGGCACGGGCGCCGTGGGGACGTTCACCGCCACCCACAAGGACGCCAAGCTCGCCACCGGCGGCGACATCATCTTCACCTGCGTCAACACGGTCACGGGCCAGGTCACGGCCGGCGGCGCCCACGCGGCCTACGGGTCGGCCCAGATGACCATGATGGCCTACTCGGCCGACGGCGTGACCAACCCCCTCAGCTTCACCAGGAACTGACCACCATGGCCAAGACCGACAAGCCCGTCGAGGCGACTCCGGCCGCGCCCGACGCCCGACGCCCCGACGCTTTACTCCTCCCCGACGACGGTCGCTGGGGCTCCGGAGTCCACGCCAGGGGCAACGCCATCTGCGACTACGCCGAGCCGATCCTCGGCGGCCAGGCGCACGGCCGCAAGCTGGCCATCCCCGGCAAGACGCTGGTCACGACGTCGCCCCACGATACCTACCTCGTCCCGCCCTGGCACCGCCTGGCGGGCCGCGACCGCTACCGCTGGGAGGACGGCGAGAACGGCGTCCGGCTCGGCTACCTGGTCGACGGCGCCCCGACGGCGGCCGAGATCGAGGCGGGGAACAAGGAGGCGTTCGGGTCATGAGTGACGTCGCGAAGCTGGACGAGGTCGCCCTCCGCAAGCCGGGGTTCCATGAGGGCGTCCGCGTCGCCCTGGCGGACGGCCAGGAATGGGCGCTCCCGGAGTTCCGATATCGGTTCTTCCCGGGGCGGGACGACGACGGGAAGATCGTCGCCAAGGGACGTGTGACCTACGGCCCCGAGCGAGACCGGGACATCGACCTCGTCCTCGGCGCCCTGGAGGTCGACCCGGGCGATCGGCTCGATGCGAAGCTCCGCGTCGCGGCGGAACTGCTCCTGGCGAACTACGACCTGACCGACGACATGCTCGCCGATCTCCTGCCAATGGAGATGGGCGACGAAGGGCTGACCACCATGTGGCGCGATATCCTGCTGGCCATTCAGGGCGTCAGCGTCCCAAAAGCGTCACCCGTTGGTTGAGAGCCACGCTCGTCGCCAACGGGATCACCCGCGAGATGCCGCTGATCGACGCCTTGGATGTCGCCGAAGTGCTCGTCAAGACCGGCAGGGCCATCCCTCCCGGCGAATGGGTTGACGACTACGTCGAGCAGCAGAAGGTCGCCAAGTCCGCCAAGATGTTGAGGAGCCTCGTCTGATATGGCCGACGCGCTGCGCGAACTCATCATCAAGGTCACCCGCGACGACGCTGAGGCGAAAGCCAAGGCGGCGGCGTTCTGGGCGGCGGAACTGGAAGGCCAAAGGAAGGCAGCTGCGGCTGCCAAGTCGACCGAGGCGACCGTCGTCGCCGCGGAGAAGGCGAAGGCGACGGCCGCGAAGTCGACCGAGAAAGCTAAGTCCGACGCCGCGCAGTACGCGGCCAAGATCATCAAGGATGCGCAGAAGTCGGTCGCCGATCAGGCCGCCTCGATCCGGAAGGCCGACAGGGCGGCGCAAAAGGAACTCGCCGAAGAGGCGAAGGCGACGGCCGAAGTTCGAAAGAAGGCCGCCAAGGCGATCTTGGACTCCGTCCGCGAACAGGTCGCGGAGTCGAAGCGGATCGAGAAAGAAGCGTTCGCCGAAGGGCGACGGCTTGCGGCCGAGGCGAAGCGGGCCCAGAGGGAATCCGACCGGGAATCGGTCGCCGCGAGCCGCCGATTGACCGCCGAAGCTCAGCGTCGATGGCGCGAGGAGAAACGATCGTTCGACGGGACGGTCGGGCTCGCCAAGGGCTGGACCGCTGCATTGACGCGAGCCTATACGGCCGCCGGCCTGGTGGCGAGATCGACGTTCGCGGCCGTGGAGCAGTCCATCCGCGAGTCGACCCAACACCTCCAAGAACTCGTCCGGATAGGCGAAGAGGCCCGCAATAAAGACCGCGAAGTCGCCGCCTTGACCGGCAACGCGCCGACCGTCCTGTTCAGCGCAAAGCAGGCGGGCGAGGCGGCACAGGCCGGCGTGAGCCCCGAAGACTGGAGGCAAGGGCAGCTTGCGTTCCAGGCCCAGGCCGGCGCCCTGATCGGCGACGACCCCAAGCTCCATAAGATCAGCCAGGATCGCGCCACCGACCTCCAGCAGCGGGTCGCCTCGTTCTCCGCATCGCAGGGCATCCCCATCGAGGAGCCCATGAGGCTGATGGGCGCGATCCTGGCGAAAGCCCCGGAGAACGCCACGAACGCCGACCTGATGACCTCGTTCGGCAAGGTCTTCAAGGGCCTCCAGATGGCCCCCGGCAAGACAGGCCCGCTCGTGGGGCAGATCACGAAGGTCATCCAGGAAGAGGTGAGCGATGGCGGCGACATCAAGAGCGTCGAGGAGGCAGTGCCTCTCATCCGCGCCATGGCCGAACGCGATCCCGACGAGGCGGCGACCTACGGGCGATCTCTGCTCAGGGGGCTCCGCAAGATCCGCGCAGACCCCGCGAAGATGCAGGCTCTCGGGATCAAAAAGGATATGAGCTTTCGCGAACAGGTCGCGGCCGTCGGCAAGGCTGCCGAGGCGTCCGGCGACGAAGGCCAGTTTCTCTCAGAGTACTTCACGGACATCCGCGAATTCGGCGGCATCCGGACCGCGCTGAGCGCGGGCATTCGCGGTCAAGGCTTCGCCCGTGTAGACGCCGAAATGGCCGGAGTTACGGACGACACGATCAACGCCGACATCGCCGCTTACAAGTCGTCCGAGGAGGGCGCGAAGCAGATCCAGGAGAGCAGCATTCAGCGGGCGCAGTTAGAGGCTGGATCGCGTGGCGTGTCGCTGGCGGCAATCCGCCGTCGGGCGCAAGAAACGATCATCTCCAGTCGCGTCAAAGACACGCCGGAACTCCCATGGGACGGGCTGTCGACGTTGATCAAGCAGGGGATGGGGGCGGGGAATCGTGCCGAACAGCTGGAAACGCAGTTGATCGGCGCCGAACTGGCCCAACGCCTAGGAGGGACAGAGCGAGGCAGGCGATGGATGGAGGAGCACAAAGTCGCCCCGGGCAGTCACAGCATGTATTCCAACGGCCTCGAACTCGGAGGGTCGTTCACTCCCGAGGCCGTCCTTCAGGCGGCCGCGCAGGCCCTTGAGGACATCCGGGCTGGCGCCCGCGATTTCAAAGAGGCGGCCGCCGACCAGAGGGCGGCCGCGCAGGCCGTGAAGCCTCGCGTACCCCCGGCTCCCGCGCCGGCACCGGCTCGGATCGGAAATCCGCCTTAAGCATCGCCCCGGTCAGCACCTGCGATCGTCGATGCCTTGGCGAGCGCGAAAAGCTGGAACGATCGGGCGACAGCAGCCACGATGACCGCTTTCGCGCCCGAAGACACCCAGAATCCAGCCCACCACGCCGGGTCGGCCCCCCTCGACTGAGGGGCCATGCTCGTGATGAGAAGGCCGGCGAAACAAGCCAGCGTGAACAACAAGCACGCTATGCGGATAGCCGCCCATTCCCTGGCATTCGATGTCAGCCAGACGGTGAGCAGGCTGGCCGGCGGATCAAGGTCCCGCGAAGCCTTTGGGCTGCTCTTGCTTGTGGGCTGGGCGTGCCGAGATGTGTCGATCTGAGGCAGTGTGTACTCCGGCGGCATGACATCGGGCTCCGTTTCGAAAGTCCCCTGCAACCCTCAATGTAGGTCATCATGGCAGGACCGGCGTATTCCAGCAATATCCCCGACCTTGCCGACCGTGACGGCCGGGACCTCGAATCGTCGTCGCCCGCCGGCTCCGGAGGCCTAGGCGAGTCGATCGCGCAGGCCGTGGCGGAGGGGATTCGCGCGAGGACGGTCGACCGCGGGCTCGACGCCACGGGCAATCCGCTGGCGGAGAACGAGGAGCCGTATCGCAGCCAGAAGGCCAGGAAGTACGGCTCGTCGAAGCCGCTCGTCCGCACGGGGCACATGCTCAAGGTTGAGTCGCTGAAAGGCCAGGTGGCGGTCGACTCCGACTCCGTCACGATGACCTACGGCACCGGGGCGACGGACGAAGTCGGCGGGAGTACGGACCGCGACGAAGGCGGATGGAACAGCGAAAAGCGGCCGTTCTACGCTTTGGACGACGACATCATCGACGACGCCGTGATGCCACTGGTGCTCGAGGCGTTCGACCGCGAACTGAAGGCGCAGGGCTGACCCGCCATGAGCTACACCCCGACCTTCGACGGCAACGCGATGTTCGGCGAGGCCGTGTCCATCGTCGAGATCCCCAACGCGGCGGCCTACCAGGCGGCGGCGTTCTTCGGCGTGGAAGGCGTCCTCGCGACCTACGCCGGCACGCGCGGGCGGATCTTCCAGGTCAGCGGCCTGTTCACCGGGCCGACGCCCTACGACGTCATCTCGATCCGCTACGCCTGGAACAGCTACATCGGGGCCCCCGGGACGACGCTCGTCGACACGATGGGGATCGCCTGGTATCCGGTCATCTTCCGCGGCGAGATCCAGGTCGAGCCGGGCGGGCCCAGGGCCGCGGCGACGGCCGGCGGCGGCTCGTGGGCCCTGCCGTACAAGATGGTCCTGCAGGGGCTCGCCTGACCCATGCCGTTCGACCAGTCCGCCATCGTCGAGGTCTACCCGCCCGACTACAGCCTCCCCGGCCAGGTCGCGATCTCGTGGCGATCGACCGCGCCCGACGGGTGGCACCAGCTCTACGTCGACCGCAAGTTGACGTGGTGGGGGCGCGGCGCGTCCGCGACGATCGCCACGCCCAATGGCCGGTCCCGCATCGACCTGGGGGCGGTCGGCTACGACGAGCGTTCGACGGACTTCTCGTCGAGCCTGCCGGCCCCGCCGTCAAACCGCGTCGCGCTGGCCTGGCAGGGCGAGGACGCGTCCGCCGTCGAGTACCGCGTCTACTCCAGCCCGTCGCCCGGCCTCCCCGTCTCCTACGCGACGCCCGTCGCCTTGATCCCGGCCGGCGTGCCCGGGATGGTCATGCCCGGGTTCGGGAACGGCGGGTTCGGCGAGGGCCCCTACGGCGGGGACGGCGACGCGTCCTACCGATGGACCTCGGGCGACCTGGCGTCCGGGGCGTGGTCGTTCGGCGTCACCGCGGTCGACGAGGCCGGGAACGAGTCGATGCAGGTGGAAGCGTCCGCGTCGATCGTCGCCCCGCCCGAGCCCCCGGCGCGGGACTCCCGCGGCCGTCGGCTCACCTACACCTACGACGAGCCGTCCCGCGTCGTCACCCTCCGCTGGCTCCCCAGCCCATCGGCCTGACCTGAGAGGCGATCCACACCCATGGCCACGACCTACACCGCGCGGGCGAAGCTCCGCAAGGGCGATCAGGGCGACCGCAACTGGCACGCGATGCTCAACGCCAACGCCGACGCCCTGGAAGCCGCGAACGCCCTCGGGGCCTTCGCGGTCACGACGAAGGAGGTCCCGTCCACCACGCTCGCCGTGGCGGTTTCCGGCGGGACCTACGTCGAGTCGGACGGCGAGACGTATTCGACCTACGCGGGGACCGCCTCGCTGTCCCTGCCCGGCTCCTCGACCACGATGATCTGGCTCGACGACTCCGGCGCCGTCGACTCCGGGGCGTCGTGGCCGTCGGGGACGCCCTGCCTCCGCCTGGCCGTCGCGACGACTGACGCGTCCAAGGTGACGAGCATCGTGGACGCCCGCACGCCCTACCGAGTCTCCTGAGCGACCCGCCATGCCGTCATCCCCGTCGTTCGACCTCGACCCGCCGCCGCCCGCCTACACGGCGGCCCCGATCGCGGTGCGGACCTACATCTACGACCCCGACGCGGTCAGCCCCGACGACGAGACCCCGCCGCGCCGCTACCGCCACCTCCCCAACGTCCGCTGTGTGGGCGTCGCGGAACGCGAGGGGGCCGAGGCGGCGACGGCGCAGTTCGCCTACCTGCTCGACGACACCCTGGCCTACACCGACGGCTGGCCCAACGACTTCGCCTCGCTCTGGGCGTTGGAGTCGGGGTCCGGGCCGCGATACCGCGCGAGGCCCGGCGACCGGCTGGTCGTCCTGGCCGAGCTGCCGGACCGGGCCCGTTCGGTCCGCCTGCTGTTCGACGGCTTCGTCGCCGCGCCCCAGGCCGACGTGACCGACGGGGGCCAATCCGTGGGGTTCTCGGCCGTCGGCGTCGAGGTGCGATGCTGGGACTCGGTCGTCGGCGGCAGGCTCCAGCGCAACGCCGACGCGCCGGCCGAGGACTCGGCGACGGAGACGGGGCTCCCCGTCCGGTTCAACCCCGACGGCAAGGGTAACGCGACGCCGGAGGATCATGACTACACCGCGAAGGGGTTCGACTTCCCCGTGTTCCTGGAGGCCGTGAAGGGCTCCGAGACGCCCGCAACGCTCTGGACGCTCTCCCGGGCCGTCCGCTACCTCATCGGCTCCGGCAACGCCGACGAGGAATACGTCGAGAACCCCGACTTCGACCTGCTCGACGACCTGCTCGACTCCAAGGCCCCGAAGGAGGGCGGTTTCTACGACCCGGACGACCCCGCCACCTACACCGTCTCCCCGATCACCCTGGGCGACTACGACGCGACGAATCGGCCGTGGCCGGAGGCCGTCGCGGAGCTGCTGGGCTATTTCGGGTACGGGATGCGGTTCGTCCATGAATGGGAGGCCGGCGAGCCGGTCCACCGCCTGGAGTTGTATCGCAGGGATCAGGAAGGGCCGACGGAGCCGAAGGAGATCCGCCTCCCCAAGCCGAGCCGGCAGGCGACCGACCCGGCCGCCGCCGACGTTTCGGGGCTGAGCACCGCCCACGACTTCCGCGAGCTGGCGAACGAGATCGTGATCGAGACGTCGCCCGCCCGCGTCGAGGTCTCGATCGTGCTGATGCCGGAGTTCGAGCCGGACGAAGGGGACGCGACCGACCCGCCCAAGTGGCTCGCCTCCAACCGCGACAAGATCTCCGCCGACGACCGCAAGAAGTACCGCGTGTGGTCGGCGGACGAGGTCGGGGCGGGCCATTGGGACGGCGAGGCCTGGGTCGAGGGCGAACCGCTCGACCTCAAGTTGGTCTTCCCCGACGTGCGCGGCGACGACGGCACGTCCCGGGCGGGCTACGTCCGGCGATACCGGCCGGGACGGTCCTCGCTCGTCAGCAAGGATGCGGCGGGGAGGCCGCGGAAGGCCCTGCTCGCGCTCAGCCGCGATTACGAGGGCGAGGCCCCCGCCGTCTGGGACGGGACGGGCCACTGGCAGCCGATCGCCGGGAGTTGGAAGCTGCTCGACGACCGCCTGGGGATCGAGATCACGGCGGACGACGTCCAGGCCTGGAGCATCGGCGACTACCAGGGGCCCGACCGTCAGCAGGACGGCAAGGCCCTGGACGTCCTGCGGTCGATCGCCACGCCCGACGAGGACAAGAAGGACCGCCAGGTGTTCTTCCTGCGCCTGACCACGGTGATCGATGGCGATTTCGGCGTCGAGGCGACGGCGGAGAAGCGGGACGCCTCGCCCTCGCCGTTCCGGATCGTCCGCCGCGTCGAGGCCCGCGACCACTACCGCCGGGAGCTGGTCTCGCAGTCCTCCCCCCACTTCGAGGCGATGGCGGACATGGGCTACGAGCTGGACGACGCCGGCCGCCTGCTGGTCCGCGACGACGAGCCCAAGGCCGTCGCCAAGGCGTCGCAGATCCGCGCGGCGAGGGAGTTCCCGCCGATCGCGGCCAGCGTCAAGATCCCCCGCCTGGACTTCGCGTTGGCCATCGGCGACCGCGTCTCGAAGATCGACGGACGGGACGTCAGCCTGCTCCTCAACGCCAAGGGAGAGGCGGGCGAGGCTCCGAGCTATCCCTTCGTGGTCGGCCGCACGCTGGACCTCTCCGGCGACGAGTACACGACCACGATCCAGCTCAGCGACCGCCGGATGGAAGCCGACCCGATCGGCCGGAGGGCGTGATGGGCCGCATCGACTACGACCGCGACGAGGCGGCGGCTGCGGCGATCGACCGCGAGGCGTCGGTCGCGCCGGAGGCCGGCTCGCCGACGATGGTCCTGAAGACGATCAGCGAAGGGTCGTACCCGACCGACGCGCAGAAGGTCTACGCGTGCGAGGCGGTCGCGGCGTCGGCCGACCCGGAAGAGGGGGCCGCTCCGGCGTTGCCGTCGGGCGGCGGGACGATCTACGCGGCCAACATCGGGGCCAATGTCCCCGCGGTCGGCACCTACGTCCTCGCCGTTCGAGACGGCGGCGTCTGGGTCTTCGTGTATTGAGAGGGCGGCGGTGATGGGCAGGCTGAACTTCGATCGCTCCATAAGCCGGTCGTCGGCCCTCGACGCCCTGGCCGGCGTTGCCCTCCCCCCGTCGACCCAGCGCATGGTCGTGAAGGTCTACGACGGCGGCGACATGCCGACCGAACCGGACCGGGTCTACCTCTGCCGGCCGGCCGCGGTCTCGATCCCGTCGGCCCCGGCGGAAGACGAGGCGTACACGGTCGGCGTCGACGAGACGCAGTCGATCCCCGTCCTCTTCCTCGGCCGGGCCCCGGCCGTCGACGACCTGGCGATCGCCCATCGCTGCGGCGGCGTCTGGGTCGCAACGCCGCCGGGCGGCCCGCCGCGCGGCTTCTGCCCGCTCTGCTCGATGGAGACCCACGCCTACCTGAAGCTGACGTTCACCTTCAGCACCGGCCAGATCGCCTACAACGCGGCCGTGAGCGGGAGCGTGGTTGGTTCGGGCGAGAGCCGAGAATACATCTGGCAGTTCCTCCCGAACCCCCTGGACGGCTCCACGTCGAACTTCTCGTTCTACCCGGATTTCTACCTGGCCCACGGGTACATCTCCTGCAACAAGGACCGGACCCGCATCTGGTTCGGCGGCGAGCGTGACGTCCTCCCGGTCTTCGGGCGGGCGAACTTCATCGAGCCCATCCCCGAACTCGACGAGTCGCACGTCGTCTCGTGCAGCCCGTTGCACATCGTCTGGAGCGGGTCCGTCCCGCTCAGGTATCCGGTTGCGGCCGTCGGCAACCTGGTCGGCTTCGAGGCGGAAGAGGTCCCGTGAGCGACGATGGCCGCCCGCCGCGCCGCCCCATCGGCGAGACCCTGCGGCTGCTGGCGATCGCCCGCGCCTGCCCGCACCGAATCCCCGGCCGCACCGGCTGCGAATGGGGCGCGTGCCGCCTGGACGACGGGGCCCGCGTCGCGCCGTCGGATTGCTTCGCCTGCATCGAATCGAACACCATCGAGGCACCGCCATGCTAGTCGGCATCAACCCCTTCGGGGGCCGCACCCACCACGACCCGCTGATCTACCGCGATATCGGCAGGCAGGCCAACGGCTACGGGTGCGGCGGGGGCGTCGTCAAGCCCGCGCCGCCCTACCGCCCCGACCTGTACCCCGAGTTCGTCGACGGGACGACGTGCCAGCCGCAGTCGATCCTCTCGTCCAAGTCGCCGCTGCCGGCCGGCCCCTACGAGGCGCGCGCGGACGGCAAGGGCGAGGTGTGGTTCCAGTTCGACGGGGTCGTCGGGGGCTGGAAGAAACTGAAGTTCGACGGCTCCGCGTCCCCGCAATCCCTCGCCTTCGACGGCCCGCTACCGGCCGGGAAGTCGTTCGTCGCCAAGGTGATGGCCAGCGACGCGGCCGACCCGTACCGCAACCTGCGGTGCATCCTCCCCGGCGGCGGCGATGGGACGTTCCGGCCGGAGTTCCTGGCGGACCTAGCGGGCTTCCGCGTCCACCGCCATCTCGACACGCGATCGATCAACGACGCCCCGGCGAACGCCCCGGAGACGTGGGCGGAGATGTTGGCCAATCAGCCGCCGGGATGCTCCAACGACAGGAGTTCGAAGGTCCCGTTCGAGGATCTGTGCGAGCTGGCCAACGCCTGCGGCGCCGACCCTTGGTTCTGCATCCCTTATGGGGCGGGGGAGGAATACATCGAGTCGATGGCGAGGCTCGTCGACGAGAGGCTGGCCCCCGGACGGACGGCCTACGTCGAGTTCAGCAACGAACTCTGGAATTGGGGCTTCGCGCAGGCGCAGGCGGTCGAGGCCTGGCGGAAGGCGAACGAGCCGGCGACGTCGCGCCAGGTCATCATCGGCCGCATGGCTGCGGCGGCCCTCAACCGATTCAAGGCGGCGCTGTCCACCTCGCGGAAGTGCGTCCGGGTCGTCTGCGGCCAGGCCGGCTATCTGGCCGACTCGAAGCGGGCCGTCCTCACGGCGATGGACGCCGGGGCCGTGGACGCCATCGGCTGCGCGCCGTACTTCGGGATCTTCGCGACCGCCGACGTCCCGACGCTCGCTGCCCTGGGGGCCCGCTGGGCCAAGGGCGACGCGACGGCGCTCGACGAGCTGTTCGGGATGACCCCGCCGACGATCGAGGCGGCCCTTGGGTGGACGGCCGGCTGGAAGACTCTCGCCGATCAGATCGGCGTCCCGCTGCACCTCTACGAGTGCGGACAGCACCTCTCGAAGCGCGACGACGCGGCCCTCGCCGACCTCTACATCGCGGCCAATCGGGACGCCCGCATGGGGTCGCTCTACACCGGCTACCTGGACGGGCTTCGGGACGCGGGGGCCGACGTCGCCTGCCTCTACGCCAGCCACTACCCGCCCCAGAAATACGGGGTGTGGGGCCTGCGCGAGTACGTCGGCCAACCCGACGCCGATGCCCCCAAGGCGGCGGCCGTGCGGGACTGGATGGCCAGGAATCCCGTCGTCGACCCCGCGCCGGAACCTGAGCCGGTGCCCGAGCCAGAGCCAGAGCCTATCCCGGAACCCGACCCGGACCCCACTCCCATCCCTGAGCCCGATCCCAGCCCCGATCCGCCCGCCCTCTCGCTGCTCGCCTCGATCGACCTCATGGTCGACGCCGACGGCAATATCACGTTCCGGGCGCGGCGTCACTGACAGCCAGGAACGCCGCGAAGGCACTTGCCAAGCACGACGTCTTCAAGTCGCTCGGGCATCCTGGGTGCAGTCCCCCCCCTCCTCTCTTTCGTCGACTCGACCCAATCGGTCGAAGCCTCGACCTCCTCTACGTCGTACCCCAGCGCCTCCAAGACGTTCACGACCTTGTAGCCGTCGCAGTCGGACAGGAATACGCCGTCCCGATAGACCGCGTAGGTATCGTCGCCGTAGTTTATCTCGACTGTGACGACGGTGATCTTCGGCAGGGCGCCCGCTGTCGGCTCGCCGGATTCCTTTGGCGCCCACATCTTGTTCCAGGCCGCGATCGCGCCGGCTGGAGTGTCGGACTCGGGCCCACGGCATCCGCACCGCCCGCAGACGACGGCTATGACATTGATCTGGACCCGGCGAGGCCTGACCTCCGTGTAGCCCTCGTCGGCCTTGCTCGACAAGCCGCAGGCGCCGCAGTCTGCAATGGTCATGCTCTGCCAGTCGTCCATCTCACGCCTCCCGTTTAACGT